TATACACAATATTTTCACTAAATATTATAATATATACGCAATCGCTATCTAATTGTTATTACTTTAAATCCTTATGTACTACTAATAGATAGGTTAATTGTTATTTAATTCTTATTACTTTCATTCTTTGATTATTTCATGGCAACACATAGCAAGCCTCCCAAGCTTACAATCTATCGAGATAGTTTGAATCGTTGGCAAGTTACTACCCACAACGAGACCGGTAAAAACTCATTTAAAAGTTTTCACAGTTTGAGCGCGGCCATGAGTTTTAGTTATTCCCTTATTAGTTAGAGCATAGGCATTTTATAAACAGCTTTTTAGAGATAGCAGGAACCGGCATTTTTTACCAATTTATTTTGATAACTTAATTTTATTGACTTACTTACGTAATTAGGTTAATGTTTAATCGAGTTGAAAAACTCCCTTAATCATTACATGCCATTAAATGTTATCCGCTTTAATTGATCCCGCTTCAGTGCGGGTACATATCACTGCAAAAAGTCAAAATAAAAAGGTAGGTAAAGGCATACCAGTAACAACTAGCGAAAAAAAGTCATGTCCTAAAACATGCCCATTTTTAGACTCTTGCTATGCGTCAACCGGCCCGCTTGCTCTACATTGGGCTAAAACTTCCGAGGGCTTGCGTGGTGGTAACTGGAACGATCTTTGTAATTTTGTTGAGTCCCTTCCTAAAGATCAATTTTTTAGGCACAATCAAGCGGGAGACCTTTTTGCAACAGACGGATTATTAGACACCGGCTTACTTGATAGCCTAGTTAAAGCTAACAAAAATAAAAAAGGGTATACCTATACCCATCACGTATTGAACGCCCATAACGTAGCCCAGTTGAAAAAAGCTAATTCCGCTGGTTTTACTGTGAACGCTTCTTGTCAGTCGCTGACAGAATGTGATGCCGCAATTAGTAAAGGTTTGCCCACTGTGTGTGTTGTTGATAGTGAAAAACCCACACCAAAAACAACACCCGCAGGACATAAAGTCTTAGTTTGCCCAGCACAAACTTCAGAAACTAGTTGTGATAAATGTCGCTTGTGCCAAAAATCAGAGCGCAATAATTTAGTTATTGCCTTTAAAGCTCACGGGACTAGGAAAAAGCTTGTTAATGAAATTATTAATTCATAACTTAACCGCATTACTTGACAAGTAATTAAGTAAGTATTATATTTAATTCAAGTCAATCACGACTCCTTTTTTATTCCATTGCATAGCATTAAATGACCATTCAAGAGCTTATTAAAAAACTCAACTATTTAGAGGATAACGCTAAGCAAATTCAAGCATCTCATGGAAGTCATTACTGGATTCAACAAGTAGCCAAATACGAAGAGATTTTTACTTGGCACCCTGACGTTGATAAGACTTGCACTTCTACTTCTTTCCCTTGGCGTTGGGAGATGAAATGAAAACTATCCTACTTACTAAGAATTCAACCGGTAGCTATTCAATGCTTAAGCCGGTTGCATTGCCTCACTACTACAAGCTTATGAACGCTTGTAAAAAAATTTCTAACTAATCCAATTGCATTACATCAAATGAATCATCCAATTGACGGCCAACAATACACTTTAATCGGTGACGGTACTAAACCTTCTATAGCTAGGGGTGATAGTTGGGAAGCTTCCCTAGTTTCTGGCCGATTTACTAACGTATCAAAGCTTGACGTTTTTCCATCCGGAACAAGCTTGCAAGGATACGTTAAAACAACTTATAAAACATTAGTTAGTAAGCTAGGAGAACCAAAACTTATGACTCCTAATGAAAGTGATGGAAAGGTATTAGCTGAGTGGGTTATCTCTCACCCTGTAAATATTAATTATGTAATGTTTACGGTTTACTGTTGGAAAGAAGACCGAATACCTCACAACCTGCATTACTGGCATATAGGCGGCCGTAATCAAAACAGTCTTTACTGCTTTACTGAGATTACAGACTTAAAAACTACCAATTTTGAAGAATACAGCGAGGAACTATTAGCCGGTATTAAAGCAAGAAGGGAAGGGCAACCGGTAGCGACTCCTACAACTCAAGATGTGGAGGTTTGTTTCTAATGGCTAATACTACATATTCAAAATCAGATTTTATTTTTGCAAGTAAAACATTTTTATGTATAGAGTTACCCAGTGAATACGACCAATGGGAGTATAAAAAACTTGAAGACTTTATAGAAGAGAATGCATGGCAACCCTTTGAAAACGATCAAGCGACAGTTATTTTAGATAATATTGAAACTCTTGCAGAGGACGTTAGAAATTATATAAAGGATAAGAACTAACCAGCTAATTGAATAATTAACCGGCCCGCGCAAAATGCGGGCCTTTTTTATTGGTTAATCATTTAAAGGTGTCTACCAGGGCGCAACTTTTTCTCAGGTAATCAAGCTTATTGAGAAAACTGCGCTACCAGGTAACACCCTTTTTATTGTCTTTTTATTGGTATAGCTACACTTTTAAATGATTAGCGTTTATAGTGGCTTTATATGTTGTTAACGCGCTTTAATTGTGGGTAAAAAGGCCACTAAATTAGAGACCAACGAGAGAATACAAACACTTCACAGGCTACACAGGGAAGGCTACGGACGCTTGGATATGTTGCTCTATGCCGCAGAGAATTGGGGGCTCAAAACGCGTCAAGTGGACACCTTACGTACTAAATTATTTGAGACAATCAAGCGCGAGTATCAAGTTAGCAGGGAACAGAAGACAGTAGAGACGCTTGACCGGCTTGATTCTGTATATAAGGCCTCTATGCGAAATAATCAATATTCAAACGCAATAGGCGCGATTAATGCTCAAGCTAGATTATTAAGATTAGAGCCAAGTAATTAAGGATTGTACTGTCTAACATATTTCCCTTGAGGGGGCACCCTAGCAGCTCCTATTTTATTAATTCCTATAGTTTATACATAAGTAAGGGTAAATATATTAAATAAGAGCCCGTAAAACTGGACATAGAGCGTTATTTAGTGGACATATTGCATATCCTTTGACCTGACTGATTAGTGGCCTTCGCATAACTGTCTGTAAAGCAGTTATGCAAGCAAAACCCCACCCCCACCCAAGCGATTTGCATTTTCAAATGCGCGTCGGGGCGGTACCTCCCAGACCGCACCTAAAAATAAAACTATACTTAGTTACGTATTGCTAACTTACTTGCACCCCTCCCCCCTTCTCTCTCTAAGATATATTTGAGCCGATGTATTTCTGCTGTGTGACCCAATTTTAAGTGTTGTTCTCTAACAATTACTTCTAGGAGGGGTAAGCAGCCGTCTAGCTAAAGTACTTTCGTCCTTTGTTGGAGGGAAGGATAGGTGCGTTACACCCCTAACCCCTAAAGTTAGAGCATCGCTTAAGTTTGTAGAGAGGCTTAAGCGTGAGGTGAGATGCGATGAGGTACCCAATAATGGAGTCTCGGCCAACTAACCTCTTAGTTATTAGGGTAACTAGGAGGTTTTGTTGTTTACTATCACTTGGAAAAAGATAAAGTCATAACTTATATAAATTTCCTAATAAAGCTTGTGCTGACTGGCATTAGGGTTAGTGTAGGAACGAGCTTGAACATCTCACTCACCCCTAGCCTTTGAATAGCCAGTGGATTCAAAGGATTTTCGATCTGATAACCGCTATCAGAGGGAAATAAGCGGTCAACAAACCCCCTAGTTTTTCAGCTAGTTCTAGGGGGTTTTGTTGTCTCTACTTGAATAAGTTATATAATGAGTATGCCCTATACCCCCGATTGCAAGTATTAGCATTTTGGTTATTGGATAGCTTCAGAACCCCCTAAGTTTGAGAGGACATTAGGGGGTTATGTTGTTTTTGTGGTAAACCACAACGTCAGATTGACAATTAGGACAACTTAAAAAAGACACAAAATCATATTCTTCATAAACATCCTCACAATCGGAATCACTACCCCAAATCAGTTCAGTTTTACAGTGCCAACAGTTCAAAGTTAGTCCTCCAATTCTTTAATATTGGCTCTTTCTTCTAACCTTGCCACCTTAGTATCAAGAGAATTAAGTCTTTTAAATATTTCGACGGTAAATGACTCCCTTTTCTTACCGGCCCCCATTGCCAGCATAGCGACGACTGAAATAGAAGCCCCAAGTATTGCAGCAATAATCTCGTTCACCCTACCCCCGCTTACTGTGTAACTCATATTAGTTGATTTAACCTAACTACTATGTTATACTTACTTACATACATATCATTGTATTACATCACATGAAAAGTTCGCATCCAACAGGATTGCATTATTTCCATCGCAACCCACACCCTAAAAAAGAGAGACACGGTGATTGTGGAGTACGAGCAATTTGTCTAGCTCTTGATCTCCCATATAACAAAGTCTGGAGAGCAGCGACCAAAGCGAAGAGGCAAATTAGCCCTTATTACTATGACCAATGGGGTCAAAGAAAGAAGTCAAAAGTTACTGCCACTTGGTCATTATCTAGGAGAGAGCTAGAACGCACACTTTCCATTCTTGATTTTTGGAACTGGAATTATTACCGTATTCCATCCAGTAAAACTGATAGAGCGATATTCAAATCTAAGAATTTTCCTCGTCATTGTATTGCCCATCAAAACCGTCATTGGGTAGCAGTAAAAAACGATGCAATTTGGGATTCTTGGGACTCCAGAGGCAAACGCAATAAAGAACTTAAAGGTTATTTTGCAACACAATCTTTGCAAGAAGAACTATTCCCCAAGCTATACGCTTAACCCACCCCGCCCCCGCAAGGGGGCTTTTTATTAGCAACACTTACCCTACCCCCTATTGATTTTGTATATAGATTAGAATAAGTTAACCAAGTTAAGTCTTAAGTAAATGTCCATTGATCCCGGCACTTACAACATTACGATATATAGGCGAAATGATTGGAGTAAGGAGTTTACTTTAAAGGATTCGACTGGAAGTGTTGTTGATCTAACGGGATATAGTGTTGCGAGTGAATTTTGGAATATAGATAGGACTAAGAAGTGGGTAGATGTAACGACAACGATATCGGATGCAACGGGAGGCAAAGTAAAGATGGAGCTTACGGATAGTCAGACAGCGGAATTACCTGATACCAGTTATTACGACTTAAAGCTCACCACCGGTGACATCTCAAATTTATGGTTACAGGGAACCGTGACGGCTAAGATGGGTTATACGACATGAGTAGCAACAGTGTAAATGTTACAGAAACCAAGAACACGGTAACTGTAAATGAGGAAACAAGTTCAGTAACGGTACAGCAGGGAAGCACATCAACTGTTGAAGTTACTACGACTGGACCACAAGGAGCAGCGATAACGGGACCACAGGGACTAGCGGGTGAAGGAATACCAGTTTTAGGAGATCCGGGGAATATAATAATCAAAAGTAGTTATACTAACTATGACACCGAATGGTCAGCAGTTCTTGACGGAGGGACATTTAACTAATGGCTAGGATACAACTCAAAAGAGGAACGAAAGGCAATCTCCCGAGTGCGGATATGTTGGCCGGCGAGGCACATTTCACAACTGATAGAGGGACGTTGCATGTTGCTACTGATGCGACTACAAAGTTACCGATTGTCCCACCGATAGAGGATTTAACGACTCTTGCGTCAGTTGACGGAACAAATGATTTAGTAATAATCCACGATAGCGATGAATCTAGTGCTCAAAAGGAGAAGAAGATGACATTTGCCGCATTTAAGACGGCATTAAACATACCCACATCTGATTCTGATGAAAAAGTAGCGGTTGTAAGTGGAGGGACAGCGGGATATATCTATGGAACCGACGGAACTGATGGAGTAATAAGAATGAATACATCTATGTCAATGACATTGGACAGTGGAAATGGTTTTGTAACTCTTGCGGTTGGTGATATTGATTTAGGTACATTCTAGATGTCCAGTTTAAGGCTAAAGAGAGGTACGAGTGATCCGAGTGCATCAGATTTTTCTAATACGGGTGAATTATTAGTTAATACAACGGATGGTGGGTTATTTACTAAAGACGATTCAGGTAATGTAGTAGAGATCGGATCAGGGGGTAGTGGTGGTAGTGGTTTATTTACTTCTTATGCACGTTTAGAAGATAGGCAATCAGGCACCACTTGGGGAGGCACCGCAAGTGCAGGTTATCAATATAGAGACTTAAATACAGAAGTATATGATGTAGACGGGATAGTTTTAGGATTTAACAATGTTTCAACAGGCACTACTAAATCAAATGGATCTGATACTTACTCAGTTTCTACAAGTTCAAATGAGTTTGCGTTAGGTGCGGGTACATATTTTATCAGAGCCAGTGCTCCTTGCGCCAAAGTAAACCTCACTTTTATTTACCTGCGTGGTACAAACACTGATGGAACAACGGCTCTTAACTACGGTATAAGTAGAACAGAGTACACCCATGCAAATAACTTAGTCACAGTAAATCCGACATTAGGAAGAAGGATAATAATTTCATCAACGAAACTATTCAGAATTAGTCATTATTGTTCAAGTTCGAGCAGTGCTGATTATGCCTTGGGCATGTATTCAAGTGACTCCACTTCTTCTGCTACAGGGGCTTTACCTTCTATTTATACTACTGTAGACATATATAAAGAATAGCCATGATGAACACAAAAATGGCGATAGCGGAACTAGGTATCACACATGGAGAATATTTATTAAATCAAAGTCAGCATCCAAACCACATAATTAAGTGGGAAAGTTCTGAGCCACAACCGACCCAAGAAGAGTTAGAGGCAGCGTGGGCATCATTTTTAGAGAAGAATCCTGACTGGGCAGCTAATCCCGACATTGTGATTGTAAATAATACATGAGTTTATTAGCGAATGTACCGGGAGGAAGTTGTTTAGAGCCACCGATTCAGGTATCCAGCCGAGCGAACGAAACTAATGAAAAATTGCGATTTAAAATTGTAGAGGGGTTACTACCAGCCCAAAAGGAATTTTGTAATGACGAAAAACACCTTATTTTAGGCTTTATCGGAGGCTTCGGAAGCGGAAAAACCAGAGCATTATGCGCCAAAGCCGTGATGCTTTGCATGGATAACCCCGGAACAGTCGGTGCAGTCTTCGAGCCAACTCATATTTTGCTTAGAGACGTATGGATGAGAAGTTTTGACGATTTTTTAGAAGAATACAAAATCGATTATGACTTCCGAGTATCCCCGCAACCGGAATACATCATCCACACTGAACATGGCAGTACAACATTGCTATGCCGGGCCACTGAAACATGGAACCGCATCAGGGGTCAGAATCTAAGCTTCATTCTTTGTGACGAGATCGATACTTCGCCTACTGAAACGGCGCAAAAAGCAAGCGAGATGTTCCTCGCCAGATTAAGAGGAGGTAAAAACCCAGTCCTTGCAGTGGGTTCTACCCCAGAAGGATATAAATGGTGCTACCGCACCTTTGTCGAAAACGGCGATAGTGAAGACCGCCGAATGATCAAAGCTAAAACAACAGATAACCCACACCTCCCACCCGGATTTATTGACTCTCTTTACCAAAACTACGACGCGAATTTAATTGCAAGTTATATCGAAGGTGAATTTACGAACCTAGAGAACACAACTGTTTACCATCCATTCGATAGAGATAAGCATTGGACTGACGAAGAAATTAACAACGAAGACCGCATATTTATCGGAATAGATTTCAACGTAGCCGCTTGCTTCTGTATGACAATTGTACGTCGCGGTGACGAATTCCATGTAGTAGAAGAACACCACCCCAAAGACACACCGGCTGTAGTGGAGAAACTAACTAACACTTACCCCGACCAATTAGAAAAAGAAAACCTCGTCGTAATCCCTGATGCAGCCAGTAAACAGCGCACAACTACCAACGCTTCTGAGTCTGATTTATCACTACTAAAGAAAGGTAATTTCATCGTTAAATCACAATCAAGCAACCCACTTGTGGCTGATCGAGTTAACTGTGTCAATGTATTGTTATTAGCGAATCGCCTCAAAGTAAGTAACAAATGTAAGTACTTAATTAAATCTCTCGAACAGCAGACGTATGACAAAACCGGTAAACCTACAAAAGGTATTGGTGGTTTAGATGACGTATCAGGACCGGTAGACGCGCTAGGCTATTGCATAAGTTATTTGGCTCCACTACGTCGTTGGTCGAGTGGTGGTTCAACCGTTCGTATCTACTAGAATAGGGTTATGACTAATTCAGGATCAACGTACCCGAAACGTCGGGGTCAAAATGCACTTATTGACTTAGGTGGATTAACCGGAAGGGTAGATATACCAAAGAATGATCAGCCGGAAGACCCGAGTGCTAAGAACGCGGCTGTATTAGGTATGCTGCCATTTTGGGATCCAATTAATACGTGTGTTGGTGGTACAAAGACTATTAGGCAGAACGCTGAGAATATAATTCCGAGAGAGGAAAGGGAAGATGATGATGCGTATGGGAGGAGGATATTTCATGCGGTAATGCCGCCATTTCTGCAACGACTAGCTTCGCAAGCTGCGGGAACGATACTTAGACGCGGTATTCATTTAGAGGGAGGAGATGAAGAGTATTGGAGGGAGTGGGCTAAGGATGTAACGGGAGATGGCACACCATTAAACGAGTTTGCTAGACGGGTATTAGTAGATGCGTTGTTATATGGACATACCAGTGTCTTAGTTGAGTCACCGAGCGAATTACCTAGCAATTTAGCTGAGATGCGCTCGGGTGATTACAGACCCTACCTTTGCCCTATCGAAGCCCAACAAATATGCGGTTGGCGCACTGAAGGCAATCGTACTCAGGCCGATTTAACTCAGTTAAGGTATTCTGAGGTAGTAAGTGAACCCGACGGAAGATTTGGAGAAGATGTCATCGAGCAAGTGCGAGTTCTCGAACCGGGCAAATATGAAGTCTGGAGAACAGAAGACGCAACAACAGGAAGAAACGCAGGTTGGTATCTCCACGAATCAGGAACCTACGACCTCGACCGAATCCCAGTCGTCACAGTGTATTCCAACCGTCTCGGGACACTCCTTTCTCGACCCCCGCTATTGGAGGTCGCGAACTTAAACATTGCCTATTGCCAACGCTTCACGGATTACCACCACAGTATTCACGTCGGTAGTCAACCAATCCTAGTGTTAAAGGGTTTCGATCCTGACTCGGATAATAAGTTGGGATTATCAGTCAATACGGCTGTTTTGCTACCTCCAGATGGAGATTGTAATTATGTCCAAGCGACATCAGACTCATTTGAGAGTCAGCTTGAATGTCTTCGTACACTAGAGGAGCAAATCAGTAGTTTAGGGATTAGCACATTAGCTAGACAGAACATCACCAACGCAGCCGCCGAAGCCAAGCGACTCGACCGAATTGACAGCGATTCAATCATGTCAATCATCAGTGAAGACCTAGCCAGAGCGATAACTGAAATACTAGGTATGGCAGCGGATTACGCTGGTGTTGAGCCACCACAAGTCACAATTCCACGTGATTACGAGAATCGTTTACTTGATGGAAATCAGATAACAGCGATGTTACAGCTACAGATGCAGAATCAAATCTCGCAAGAAACCTTACTTCGCATCTTGCAAGAGGGAGAGGTTATTCCTCCATACGTAGAGCTAGATAAAGAGTTGATGAGAACAAAAGATGAGATGGAAGACAAGATTGAAATGGACCTAGAGCAAGCCAAAGCAGAAGTCGAACTCAAGAACCAAGAAGTAAGTGGAGGTATTACCAGTGGTGATGCAGCCGGAGGTAAGACGAAAGGATCAATGACCTTGCCAACTCCAATGAGATCCGGCAAGTATGCAGACTAAAGAAAAGCAAGATGAACTCCTCGCTTTATTCCTATTGTTTGCTAGTCAAGTTGAGGGCAGAATAGAAAAAGAGGTGCGCCCCATCCTGCGCCTCACAATGTTAGAACTCCGTCAATTAATTAGTGAGATCAGTCCAGAGGGACAATTTCGAGAATTTGAATGGCGAGAGATACAACCAAGAGCGTTACCTATTTTATCGAGGATAGCTAGCGTTCTTCGGATACAGATCCCGCCAGAACTAGCGGTAATAAGACCAGAAATACAAAAAGCAGCGGCAAAGTATGTAAGCCAACCGGTTCCTGCTGTTGAACCCATTGATAATCAGGAGTTATTAAAAAAGGTAGTAATAGGTGGAATAACATTAAATCAAATCCTTGGTAGTCCGGGTGTATCTAATCGTCTAACAATAAACATGGCTAAGGATTTGGATCGGATGGTTCGCACTTCTTTATTTATGGAGCGTCCGACAAGTGAAATTGCTGACAAAGTAGTACGAACCCTAGAGCGTAATGGTCGAGTCATATCACAAATACGTAAGGGGTCTTACGCTAACCAAATCCTTAATAGAACAAATAACACAATCGCAGCCGCAGTCTGGGATGTCGCTAATAAAACAGCCCGAGAATTTTGGGGAGATATAGCAGCACCGAATCAAAAGTGGATGTGGTTAGCGACTTTAGAAAATACCTGTCCTGTATGCCTACCCTTTCACCGCGTAATAAAACCAAATTTAAAAGACTTTCCTGCATTACCGGCTGTTCATCCAAACTGCCGTTGTATCGTAGTTCCAGTAGTATGAACTAAATTAGGTAATTAGTTATGGCTTGTTGGTATCCGAGTCCTTGGTGGCCTCGATGGGACACACAGAAAACTGAAGCGAGTACACCCAAAAAAGCCAGTAAGCCACGTAAAAGAGCAACAAAGAAGAAAGAAGCAATACCTAGTTAAGTAATTGCTACCAATTTAAGTAAGTACGAGGTAGAATTTAGTCAACCTCTTGTTTTTGCATGTCTGAGGATACAGCGGTAGTTGAGCCTGTGGCCGACGTTGCTAGTGAGTCCGTGACCG